TTTAAACTTGACATCGACAATCTTTTCATCATCATCAAGTTTAATCTGCAACTTCATAACATCGCCACATGCAGGTGCGCCTGTCATTCCTGTTGCGACCATAGGGTCTTTAGGGTCAAATCTGCCCACTGAATGTGCCTCTGGATTATTTAATACAGAATTAAATCTGTCTACTACTTTTTTACTGTATGCCATACTATTATTTATGTAAAGAAAGAATCAAGACTTGCATTTCCAAACTTATCTTCTATCTTATTTACATTTCTACTATTGAACTCTTGAAAATCTTTGTTGTATATGAATGGTATCTCACTCACTGTAGACCATTCTTTTTCACCTGGTGCCATAACTTTCCATTCTAAGTTGTCGTCTTTCGGATAGTTTATAGTCCAATCGACTGTTGAATTAGAAAGATACTCTCTATCATCTTTGTTTATAGGGTAAATATATTTGTATTGTTTGCCCTTAACTCTCTTCAAGTTCAAGTCTATTCTTTGTTCATAGTTTGGTCTATGACCATACTTCTTACCATCTGTATTAGGTAAAAGACCTTGCATAGTTCTAGGGTGAACTTTCTCACCATTCTCTGTCACATATAAATCTGTCTCAGAAAAACCACCATATAAAAAGTTTGCAGACTGATATACATAACCAACTTTACCTACGATGCCATCTGCCCATGTAAAAAGATATTTGATTCTTAGATGTTGTCTAATCCATTTAATGACTAATGATAACATCTGACTCTCTGAATTTTTAGGCATATCATCTGTCATTGCCATTTTGCCTATCTCAAAGTAATCAGCAGATGTTAGTTCTGGAAATAAAACTTGTATCGTATGTTTAGGTCTAGTTCCCCACCCTAATGATAATACACCTACTAACTCTTCGTTTACATAACAACCCAACCAATGTTTCGTAAGTTTAGGTATTATAGGTGAGTAATGCCACTTCTGTAGAAATAAAGTTGCAACTCTGTAATCAACTTCTTTTATTATCATGAAAAGAAACTATCAAGTGATGCAACAGGTTCAACATTCCAGTTGATCAACTGAACTATTGCCTTTAGTGGTTCAACAAATGATTTATCAAACTGCATGTCGTAGTCAACAAATCTATGCAAGTCAAACTCTTTTGGTAATACTGATGTAAATGATATTACATTCTCGTTGATAGGATTAGGTGTTGTAAGATATGTAAAGTGTATCTTCTCACCATTCTTGATTGATTCATATCTCATGTCTAAACTTTTCTCTCTGAGATGATGATTGTATAGTAAGGCACCTCGAACATGTATTGGTGTGCCTTTAGAATAAATTGTTGTAGGGTCTTGATACTGAACTAGACCTCTACACCCTCTAGGGAAACTGGCATCTTCGGCAGGCAGATTGCGAAACTCTTTTCGTGCAGTCTCTACGAACTGCCATAGTTCTTGTTCATTGCCTGTCATCACAACTTTGAGTGCCTCTTCTAGTTTCTTTCTGACCCACAATGGCGTTGATGATTTTGCAGTTTCTATACCCATCATTTTTAATTTAGGTGTAGTAAGTCTTACGCCCTCATTGTCATGAACATTTAGAATATATCTTTTCTTTGCAGTCCAGATACCTCTGTCTGCAATAACTTCACGACCCATTTCCATTTTCTGTTCAAATGCATTTGTATAATCTGCAAGGTCTTCAAAACCTTTTTCTAATATGTCTTCTATCTGAACTTCTGCCTTAGATAAGAAGTCTATCACTTTATCTTTTGGTGCATCAGGCAATACTTGTTGCACTAATTTATCCATTGTGATGTAGATTGAGTCTGTATCAATTGCGATTACATAATCTTCATCTTCTGTTTTGAGAACATTATTAAGATATTCATTTACTATTTTCTCTGCCCAACGAATCGCAAGTTGACCTGACAAAGTGATTGCCTCTGCCATGTCAATAGAAAAGAATGCAAAGTATTGATTCGCCATTGCACCATAGGCTGAGTTCAGTGCAATCTTTCTAACTTGTTGATTGTTGTATGCCCTTTTAATTAATGTATCGAGTTCTTTTCTTCTAGGGTGTCTGATATGAGTTTGTTCTTTCTCTTTTTGATACTCAATCATTTTCTTCTTCCACTTCTTTCTTTCTTCATAGAAAGTTTCCATGAGTTCAGGAAACATGCCTTGTTTATCACGAGAGAACAGAACACCATTTGGTGCCACTGTTGTGTTAGTTTGTTTACAATAAGATAAGTCACATTGTTTGTTTAACATTCTGTCTACAGTAACATCTTGACGATTGCCTTTAATCATCTTCTCAGGCGAAATATTATACTGCATTATCAAATGTGGATATAGAGAGTTCAAGTCAAACGACATCACCCAATTGTGACCACCAACAATAGGTTCTTTGACATAGGCACCAACGATAGGTTTGTTCTTGTCGTTGCCTGTTTTGAGTCTTTGTGGTGGTGTCTGTATGTTTTGTTCTTTGAGAAAGTTATAGATGATTGTTTCCCAATATTTCACCATGCCGAAAGTGTCAATGTAATTACACTTCGCACTATAGGCCATCGTGATAATCAGATCAATAAAACCTAGTTTCTCTTCTAGTTCTTCTACAAGAACAACATCTCGAACATTATATTCTAGAAACTTACCATAGTCTTGTCGATACAATGTATGTAAAGAACCAAACTCACTATAATCTATTTTACCTTTACCTAGTTCAAACTGTGCAATGTAATCTAACTTGTATGATTCTTGATTGTGAAATGTATTCTTACGATACAGTTCTAGATAGTCGATGATGTTTACACCACTGAGTTCGAAGATTTGATTCTTCTGATAACCCATTGATGTATATTCTCTTGTGTGTGATTGACCCCATGGCGATAACTTCTTATGTTCATCTTCACCTAGAATCTTGTCAATACGATTACAAAGATATGTAATATCAAAACTGTTTACATTCCAACCTGTAATAATATCAAACCATTCTGTTCGCCAATACTTGATAAACTTTTGTAATAAGTCTGTTTCGTTTTTACAATTGTGATAGACTAGATTCTGATTATGTTCCCATGGACCAATGCCAAAGACTTGACATTCTTTACCAAAAGGTTTGATTGATATTGCATTGATTTTTTCTGATGCCAACATTGGTTCTGGAAAACCATCTTCGCACTCACACTCAATATCTAATGTTGCAGTTTTGATAAGTGATGTATCATACTTAATATCACCTTGAAACTTATCTGCAAGATAAGTATACACATATCTATCGTAGCCATGAACTTCAAATCCTTCTACACCCGAATACTTCTCTCTGAATTTTCTTGCGCCACCCATAGAGTTTAAATTTACAAGTTCTAGATTACGACCGTCTAGAGACTTGTAAGGTGACTCGTTCTTTTTAGATAAGATATAATGATTAGGTCTATAGTTTACTGCAACCTTTTTCTTAGTTCGCCCTTGATAACCTGTTATTAATATCTTGTCACGACTACGACATACATTCGTATAAAAATCCATAATATAATTGTATCAGAAAAGTTATTCGTTTAATAGTGATTTTTTGCCTTCGAAATCAAAATGTTTTCTGATTACAGATTTGATTTCTTCCCAATGACCTATTTTGTTTAGTTCATCTTCGACTGTTTGCATCATATCTGGATGATCTGCCACACCTGATGAATTCTTAGTTAATACTTCAACATTGATTTTGTGTTTTTCAATCATTGCATCTGCATGTTTTACTTGTGCCATAAGCACTTTGTTTTGAAAATCTATCATAATACTCCTATGTTTCCAACACCATCTGTTGTAGTTCTTTACTTCTTCTGCCAACTTGACCATACCATCTAGAGTCTTCCATTTGTCTAGACATTTCTTCCCAATCGCCTACTGAACATGCATATAACATATTTCTAAACTTAGATAGTCTATTTGGTCCTAAGTTGAAACACATGTTTACTAATACATGTTGTATACTTTCTGGAAGATCATCAAAGTTCATGTTGTTCTTTTCACAAACATGATATGTTTCTTCTAGATGTTTATCGAAATCTGCTTCGTAGTATCTATCTACAACTTCCTGTGATATCGGTGTTCCTTCTGGTTCACCATACTCTTCATCATCTTCTCTTATAAGATGTCCGACACCAAGTGTCAAATAACCAAGTGAGTCTTTATAAATTTCTAAGACTTCTCCTTCGTGTCTTTTAATCTCTTCCTTTAGAATCTCTC